ACCGAGGGCAGTGTTCCCGAAGCGTATGCGGGCGTGCCTGAGTCATGGACGCCCGATCAGATCAAGCAGGCACAGAATTCCTTCGATTCCTACCTAGCCGGCAATCTCAAGAACCGGCGCAAGGTCATCTTTGGCCCGGACGGCAAGCTGCAGCTGCTGAAGGCCGGCGCAGTCGGCGGCGACGCCGTTCTTGACGAGCTGATCATTCGTTTCTTCTGTTTCGCTTTCAAAATCTCCGCGCAGGCGCTGGTGAAAATGATGAACCGCGCCACGGCCGGCACGGCGAAAGAGCACGCGATCGAAGAAGGCTTGCTGCCGCGCATGATGTACGTGAAAGGGGTGATGGACTCCATCATCACCACCTACTGCGGCATCGACGACCTGGAGTTCGCCTGGCAAGACGAAAAAGAAGAAGACCCGGCCCAGGCGGCAACCATCATCAGCACCTACGTCAAGCTCGGCGTGATGACGGTCAATGAGGGCCGCGACAAGCTTGGCCTCGATCCGGTCGAGGGCGGAGATAAGCCGCTCGTCTACACAGCAACCGGCGCGATGCTGCTGACCGAAGCAGTAAAACCTCCTGCACCCATTGACGAGGGTGGCGCAGCCGCTGGCGCGAATGCCGGGCAGGAAGATGGCGCGCAGCCTGGCGCAGTGAAGCCGCAGGCGAACGCGAAGCCTGCAGGGGCAAAGTCCGGAGGGGCCGCTCCCGGCAGTTACGCCGCCGTGGCCACTGACAAGCAGCGCGCGGCGGAAGCGCGCATGCGCAAGCTGCTGGAGGCGTTCTTTGCGGAGCAAGGACCGAAACTGGCCGCAGACGCGGAGGCGTGGGCCGCGCGGCAAACCAAGGCCGCGAAGGCCGCAGACGACAATCCGCCGTTCGACCAGAAGGATTGGGACGCGCTCGTCGAGAAAATCTCCGCCGAGCTGCAGATCGGCTTCGGCGAAGCTGTCGACCAGGCGCTGAATGCGCTTGACGCCAACGATGACGCGCTCTGGGCAAAGATTCAGCCACGCGCAGTTCGGTTCGCCGACGATCGCGCCGCCGAGCTGGTGACGCAGATCTCCGAGACCACGCGCGATGGTATCCGCGCGCTGGTGAAGCGGTCGCTCGAAGATGGGCTGAATCCGCAGCAGCTCAAGAAGGCAATCCAGGAGTCCACGCTGTTCGATCCCGATCGCGCCGACATGATCGCGCGTACCGAACTGGCGAAGTCTCACGTCCAGGGCACGCTCGCCGGCTGGAAAGAGTCCGGCCTGGTCGCGGGCTACAACTGGCTCTGCGACGTGCAGCCGTGTGTCGAGTGCCAGGACAACGCCGAGGCCGGCACGGTCAAGATCGGCGAGCTGTTTCCGTCCGGTGATGATGGTCCACCGGCTCACCCGAATTGCGAATGCGCGTTGAGCCCCGTGCTCAATGACGAGATGGAGGAGGACTGATATGGATGGTCAGAAATTTATTGCGATCACCAAGATCGATGCGTCGACGCGCATGGTCTACGGGACGGTGACCTCGGAAACTCCGGACAAGGATGGCGAGGTCTGCGATTACGTCTCGACCGCTCCGCACTACAAAGACTGGTCGGCGGAGTTCGATAAAGCCACCGATGGCAAGAGCCTGGGCAACCTGCGCGAGATGCACACCCGCAGCGCCGTTGGCAAAGTGACCGTTCTTGATTTCGACGACAGCGGAAAGAAGATTGCGGTTGGCGCGAAGGTCGTCGATGACGACGCCTGGAAGAAATGCGAAGAGGGCGTCTACACCGGTTTTTCGCACGGCTTCAAGTATCTGCGCCGCTGGCAGGATGGCACGTTCAAGCGCTACACCGCCAAACCGACCGAGGTATCTCTCGTTGACAGCCCATGCAATCCCGACGCGCTCTTCGATTACGTGAAGATGGACGGCTCGGTCGAAGCGCGCAAGTTCGCAGGCGCGGTCGAAGAAACGGCGGCAACGCAGGAACAACCCAAGCCTGTCATCGTCGCAGCGGTGGGAACCAAGGGCATGTTCCAGGTCGCGCAGCTGGCCTCGATGCTTGACAGCTTGAATGACGTTCGCCTTTGCGTGACCAACGAAGCCGATTGGGAGGGCGATAACTCGCCGGTGCCCGCGAAGCTGAAGACTTGGGTCCAGGAGGGCGTGATGATTCTCACCGAACTGATCGCCGAAGAAGGTGCGGAGCTCACGGCCATCAAGCGCGGAGCCCGTTTCAGCAAGGCGACGAAGGACGTCATCGACGGCATGAAGAAGGCTCACGAAGATCACCACGCCGAGATGATGAAGTGTTTCGGCAAGCTCTCTGACGAAGAGCCCGACGAGAAAGACGGCGATAAGGCGCTGCGGGTCGAGGCGACCAAACTCGCGGAAGAGCGCGACGGGCTGAAGGGCCAAGTAACAGCGTTGACGACAGATAAAACCGAGCTCGGCACAAAGCTGGCGGAGACTGAGGCGGCGCTGAAGGAATCGCAGGAGACGCTTACCAAGGTAAATGCCGAGCTGAAGAAGATTCCGGTACCGGCACGCGCGGCCGTCAAGGCGGTTGCGGTCAGCAAAGAAGAGGATGCCGGCGGCGACGGCACGAAGATCGAAAAGCCAAAAGGGATCGAGATATTGAAGGCGATCCATCGCGGAGCAACTTCACAAAGGAGCGACAATATGACTGGCAACTCACGCCTGACCAAGGAAACAATGGAGCTGCTCCGCGGACTGCAGAGCAAGGACATCGGCGCGAAGGCGATCGATACCACCGGCATTAGCACGTCGACTGGCATCCAGAACTACAACCTGGAACCCTACGCTAAAACCCTTTACCCGGTGATCACGCCGCTGCGCAACAAGACGCCGCGTCTCACCACCGACAACGGCGGCAACGCCGTCCACTGGAAGGTGATCACGGCGATCAACGCCAACCGCACCTTCCCCGGCACCTCGGAAGGAATTCGCGGCGCGGTGATCGACATCACCACGGGCAACCGCATGGCCAGCTTTGTCCGCTTCTCGCTGGAAGAGTCGATCACGGAAGAGGCGATCCTGCAAGCCGGCGGCTTCGACAACGCGCTGGCCATCGGCGCCGACTCCCTGCTGCGCTCGATGTTCATCACCGAGGAAGAGTGGATGCTGGTTGGCAACGCCAGCGGCCTGCCGCAGCCTTCTGCACCGTCCGGAACCGTGGGTGCAGGCGGCGCCATGACCGCGCGCGATACCTATTGCAAGGTGGTTGCGCTGACCTACGACGGCTGGAAGCGCGCTTCCCTGGCCAACGGCCTGGTGACCACCTTCGGCAAGTCTTCAGCACTGGGCGAGTCGCAGACGGTCAATGGCGGCAGCTCGAAGATGTCAGCGGCATCGGCCAAGGCCACCACCGCTGCCGGCAACCTGACGGTCACCTGGGTAGCGCCAGCGGTTCCCGGAGCATTTGCTTATGCCTGGTTCACGGGCGCGGCGGCCGCTGCGGGCTCTTGCAGCCTCGCAGGCATCACGCAGACGAACGTCTTCGTGCAGACGGCCGACGCTGCCGGCGGCGCGCAGGCAGACAACGGTGCAGGTTACGGCTGCGTGACCGCCGCCACGGACGTGCTTGGACCGGCGAAGGATTACAGCAAGAACGGCAGCGTCTACGACGGTCTCTTTAACCAGGCCATCAACCCGAACATCATCGGGCCGGACGGCGACTGCACCGCGACCGGGTATTACAAGTCACTGGACGGCGTGGCTCTGACCGCCGACGGATACGGCCATGTGAACGAGATCGATAACGCCCTTGAATGGTGGTATGACACGTACAAGATCACGCCCACCGCGATCTGGACGAGCAGCAAGGGACGCCGCACGATCGGTCAGCTCACACTCTCCAATGGCGCCGGGGGAACGAGCCCGGTGTATCACATCAACCTCGAAAATAAGCAGGCTGCGGAGGGCATCGTCGCTGGCAGCATGGTGCGCAGCTACGAGAATCAGTTTGCTCCCTACGGCAACAAAGAACTGCCGATCTATGTGCACCCGAACCTGCCAGCGGGCTGCGGCAAGATTTTCTTCGAGTGCGATGAGATCCCATATCCGCTGGGTAATATCCCCGGCTGCTACCGCATGAACTGCCTGCGCGATTACTGGCAGCGCTTGTGGCCGCAGACGACGGAGACCCGCTACACGTCCATCAACACTTACGGCGTGCTCCAGTCCTACGTGCCGTTCGCCATGGGCGCGATCGACAACGCCTTGAACGTCTGATTCCGGCTTTGCCTGCCCGCCCTGGTCCCAACTCGGCCAGGGCGGGGATGTTCCCGAGGTGAGTCGTAATGTCGTCCGCGCCACAACCGATGCCGTCGGATCTGTGCTTGCTGGCAGATCTCAAGGCCCGGCTGAAGATTCAGCCGTCGAATACGAACGCCGACGCCGAGCTGCAGAACCTGATTTCGCGCTGTTCGCTCGAATTCACGCGCGCCTGCAATCGCACGTCGTTCTTCGTGCAGGCGTACACCGAGCGGCGCAACGGACAGGGCGGCCGCATGATGGTGCTGCGGAACGATCCGATCGTAAGCGTGACCAGCGTGAACGTGGGCAGGCTGGTGATTGTGCAATCGCCCGACGGCCTGCAGCCGGGCTACGTCTTCGACGCGAGCACGTTGTACCTGGTCAATTACGTCTTCTTTCCCGGCTACGGCAACGTGCAGATCAACTACACGGCCGGGTTTGGGCCGGCCAACGGATTGGCGCTCGACGATCCGAGTTTCCCTAACGACATCGAGGAGGCGGTCCTCGACTGGTGCGCCACCCGCTACAAGATTCGCCAGAACGAAGGGATGACCGGCAAGCGCCTGGCGACTGGAGAATCCGTGAGCTTCTCCACAGAGGACACGCCGAAAAACGTGCGCGCGGTCATCGAGCTCTACAAGCGGCGCGTGGCGGTGATGTGAATGATTGAGCTAAAGCACAACGCGGACGAAGTAGCAGCGGCCATCCAGGAGCGCGGCGAGCGCCTGCGCCAGGAGATGCGCTCCGGCATGTTGCGGGCGATGATCATGCTCGCGCGCTACATCGGCACGCAGAAGCTCAGCGGCCAATCTTTGAAAGTGCGCACCGGCACCGGCCGCCGCGCGGTGATGGGTAGCGCCGCCGTGACCGAGAGCGGCGAGAGCGTGATTGGCAGCGTGAGCAACGATCCGGCGAGCTGGTATCTGCGCGTGCAGCACGAAGGAGCGCACATCCCGGCAGTGAGCGGCAAGCTGATGGTTTTTCCTGTGTCGGCCGGCGGCGCGAAGAAAGGTGGCATGCGCGACATGGTTTTCACGATGAAGCGGCGCGCCTTCGACATTCGGCCCAAGCCATTCATGCGCGAGGCGCTCGAAGAGCAGCGCGACATGATCATCGAGGAACTCGATGCCGCCATGCGGAGGGCTCTCGCATGATCGACCGCGACGCAATCCGCAATGCACTGCTGGCGCTGTTGAACACGATAGAGGACTTCGAGACCGTAAGTCCGAAGCCGCTGACACCTGATGAACTCAGCCCGGACATGCAGCCGGCGCTGATGCTGGAGGAGACAGGCGAGCGCGTCGAACCGCGCCAGCAGGGCTTGCCACAGCTGTGGACGCTGGAGATGGACCTCGGGATTTACTACTACTTCAACTCGCAGCCGAATAAGCCAGGCGAATACGATCCGGCTCCCGCGCAGCAGCTGGACGAGTTGATCGCAGACGTTGAGGCCGCGCTGCAGCCTGACGACAGTGGGCGGCAAACGCTTGGCGGCCTGGTGTACGACTGCGCGATTGAAGGCCACATTGTGAAGTCTCCCGCGTATCTGCAGGCGCAGGGCGCGGCGGTCATTCCGCTGAAGATTC